TGAAGCGATAGATAACTAGCGCTTTTTTTTGTAGTGGCCATGACTCATACCAACCCAAAAGTTTGCCAGAGTCATAGTTATTTCCTGCGCCTCTGCATTCAGAAAAGGGTTTAGGCATTGGGTTTTCATAAAGCTCACCATTCTGCCAACGGTTTAGAGTTCGTGACGACCTACCAAAAATTTCCTCTAAGTCGGGGGTTTTTAGTACTGGGCGTGAACAAAGCGCCTCTTTAATAGTCATTCCTTCAAACTTATTCATAATACCTCCTTCTTAATATCAATTAACTCAAACGGTAATTTGGTATCCAAGCCCTTGCATTCATCCTTATATCCAAAACTTACAAGGATGTGATAAAGGGCAGAGGCTTGCTCCGCCGTGAATGTTTTGGTTGTGCCTGATTGACCTATAACGAGTGGTGCGAATTCTTCGGCAAGGTCTTGGGCGATGTGTTGGAGGTTAGTCATTGGTTGGCTCCTGTGCTTCGAACATAGCTTTGTAATCACGCCAAAATCCCCACTTTTTTAATTTGACCTGATTCTTATATGATTCTTCTGCAATTTCGCTCCAAACAGGATTATTTTCATGTATTGGCTTATCAATGCGATCAATAGCCATTTTTTCAGCAATTTTCTCAGGTAATTCTTTAGCCACAACTACAAACCCTTCAGGCACTGCTTTGGCTTGATTAAACCCATAAAGCGCGCCATTTACCCATGCCGCCAATCCAACAGGCATGCCGTTATTCTTCTCAACATAACAACCTAAGTGCTCGTCAAAGCTAAGATACTCGAGCTTCTCCTCAACATATTTAAGCTTCTCAAATTCAGCTTTTAATTTTTTAATATCCATCACACTCTCCTGAGCAAACATCTGCGCAAAAACCTGATTTATTGTTTAAATTGCGCAAATAATTGCTCGAAATATTTATTTATCGCGTTTTAAGTATTGCGAATTTCCATCACGCCACCTCAATTGCTTTACGCAGGTAAGGATCTAAATCATCTTGACGTAGCAACCAAGTCACATAACTTGGATCAAGGTCTTTAATGGCAGCACCTTTATGCTTTCCAAAAGTTATGTACTTCGGTATACGGGCAGTTTCTGACATGATGTACAGAGAGTTCATGTCTTTAATGCCCAGCTGCTCTACTAATGTTTTTAGAATTACACCAGTGAAATAGATGTCTGCTTTAGCGTTGTGGGCATGTCGAAGGTGTTTACGTGCCAGCTCCAAATCATCCATAACGTGGTAGTACATAGCGCTTAATGTGTGTGGCAATTCAGGCCATACCATGCGACATAAAGCCAACGTGCAAATACCTTTGACAGTGAAGTCTGGCTGGCATTTCTGAATAGCTTTAATGTCATAATCAATATTGTGTCCAATTAGGTATTGGACATCTTGAGGCATCTTGAATGTATCAAAGCTTGGCTTTTCAGCAATATCAGTTTCAAGAATGTGGTGCGTTGCTAAAGCACCCAGAGCGATAGGCTCAGGGCATGAGAAGTACTCATCAAAAACCTCCCCTTGGTTTATTACCAACACCCCTTGCTCAAAAGAGCAAGGTGCGTAAGCAATCTCAATTGGGTAACCATTCAGGTCGTGAGTTTCTGTGTCTAGGATTAATGCGCTCATTGGCTGATTCCTGATTTTGCTAATTCTTCAAGTTCTTTCATTACTTTTTGGACTTGGGTTGAATCAATTTCCATAAGAGAATCTATACCCAAGTGCTCACAAGCTGTTTTTACATCCAATCCACACTGGTCTATAAATGCCTGAAGTTCATCCCTTAGAGCTTCTGATATCCCATTAAATTCAGGAGGTTCTATCCAGGTATCGCGCGGTATATCGAATGTGCAGCCGAGTACTTTCGCTCGAGCAAGCATTGCTTGACGCATGTTTTGATAATAAGTGTGTTCTTTGTCCAACTTTAGGGTTTCGGTCAGGTGATTTAATTCGCTTGCATAAACTACTTCTTCACAGCTTTGTTTCCAGTTATCCAAATCCTCAAGTGCTTTATTTAATGCAATTTGAGCAGGGGTAAGCGTGTTGATATGAGCCTTCGCATCTGCAATTAAGTCTGCAAGAAAAGTAGGGTGTAACTTAAGATCAGGTACCCAAACCTCACCAGTCTCACCACCTAAAGCACCTGAATTTTTTGCATGGTGTGTTGGGGATGGCTTGAAGTTAATGACTCTCGCATTTTTACCTTCACCAGTAGTTACAGTGGTCAAATAACCCATGATGTCTGCAATACGGTAAAGTTCATTTCGGTTCTTACCACCAAGCTCTGGGCGGTAGATGATCTGATCACCGCTTTGGTCTTCTGAGGCATGGGCAATAAAGACGACATCCTTACCAAAACTTAAAAGCGTATTGATGTACTGCTTAAACTTCATGTTTGCTAAGCCTTGGGCTTTTAACTTGAGTGCACCATCTTGTTGACGGTTATTCGCTGTTTTGAGCAAATGTGTCTTGATGGATTCAAGCATTGCGCCCACGGTATCAATAACAACCGTATTGAAAGGTGCTAAGTCTTGTTCAGTAATGTTTTCAATATCTGACCACTGCTGAACTGGAACAACAGCTCCGCGACGAAGTTCACCAGTACGGTGTGCACCACGGTCAAAGTCAAATGAAATGGCTTTATCTGCGGTGAATCCTAAAGACGTTTTACCAAGCCCCGGATCTGCATAGATGTAAGTAATAATCGCGCTTACGTTTAATGCTTGGTCTGCTGGAATAATAGGTATAGCCATGATTATTTCCCCTTATGCCCAGAACAGTGAGCCTTTAGCTCGTTTAAATGATTTTGGATAAGCACGTGTGAGTGACTTTTGAAGGCGAATAGCCATAGTTTTTCTTTGTTGGAAAGCGCGTTCACGTTCAAAGTTTTCACGGATCCAAGGTTTAGCCATTTGCTCTTCAAGAGTGACTTTTACAAGACTGTTTGGTGTTTCCTTGAAAATGTCTTTTCCTATTGCCACATAAACAACAGGGTACTTAGTTCCGAGGCTTAAACGTGTATTGCCTTGAGCATCGTCATCAAGACGCTTAGAGAAACTATTTTGAGTAAAAGTAGTCATTAGCCTGCCTCCACTAAACGATGTTTTTCGATATAGCCTTTGATGAGGGCGTTGAAGTTCTGATGGTCGATGTGATTTGTGAAGTCGTTGTATGGATTGCCTAAGGCATCTGAAACAGTCACTTCATCAAGGCTGGTTACGTCTACAGCTGTGAATTCACTACCTGGTACGCCGTAGCTGTCAGGAAATGCCTCAACTTCAAAACGTGCTGTAACGCGGAAACCATCTAAACGAATAACAGCTTCGCCGTGGTTATCACCAGTCATACGTAATGCAAGAAGTTGATATTCAGAAGGTGCTACGTTGGCAACTATTGGTTGAGCAGCCTGCGGTGAGGTCTTAAACCCGCAGCTAAGCATGCCTATTGTTACAGCAGCTACACCAAGAGATATCTTGATGGTATTGAAAGGGGATAAGGTTTTGTTCATAATTGATCTCGCAGTTTCTGTAAAAGCACTCAAAGGGTTCGAAGTCTTGAGTGCTTTTTTAATGTCTGTGAGATAAATATAACTATAGTTATTTTTATAGTCAATAGAAAAGCAAGTAAAATATATCTAAAGTTATATAAAATTATAGTTGTAAGAATTTTTATGTTTTAATAGACAAAAGAAAACCCACCGCTGGGGTGGGTTGTTTGGAGTTTTTAATCTTAGCTGCTTAATTTTCTTTGCTTGTCAAAATCTATTCCTAAAAGTTTATTCTTAGATTCGTCACTTAAAAGCTTGATTACCACCTTGTTATCAAACTCTATCTTTTGTTCATCACTTAAATAGCGCTTCATATCTTCGTAGTTATTGATATTTATAGTTGTAACATATTGCTTTTTAGTATTTATAAGTTCGCTAGCAGTGTATTCAAACCATTTAGCTAATTCTCCCGAATCTATATCTGCAAAAAAACGATTATCATGCCAAAGTAAGTTCATATTATGAAATCCATGCATGAAAATTAACCAATCGTATGAGATGATCTTTGCGTTGGCTACACCATCAGAACTATCAGTTTGAAGCTCTACAGCTAGATCATACATAAGCATATTATTTTCACTATCATTTAAAGTGATATAAACGCCAGAACTATATTTAGGGTAAAGCTTTGAAGTTATTTCTTGGAATTTCAAGCTAAGGATCCCTAATGGATCTGACTTCAGATACTCTAAAGCGAGCGAAATCGACTTAATAATTTGTCCTTTAATTGATAAGTTCTGCTGTTTTATATCATCATTAATCGATAAGTATTTTTTTAGATGCTCCAGCTCCTCCTGAAGTGAAGACAATTCTTTCGCAATCGCTATATACTCATCAAGGGCGTGCTTATCCTTTAGGAAGGCTAGCTTTTTATCCCTCTTATGGGAAATAACATTATGTGTATTCTTTAGCTCTTCTATTTCGGCAATAATCCCCAGTTTTTCCTTTTCAAGTTTGGTCTTTCTATTGATGGTTAAATCATCATGAAACTTTTGTACAGTTGAAAAATGGGCAAGGGCTTCAGGTTTAAATAAGTGTTGAAGCCCTGTATATAGATCTAATAAATCTTGATTGCTAATATCTGGTGTTTGTTCAATGCTTTTATTGATGCTAATAATTTTGAAATTTAAAGCGGAAATATTTCTTTGAATACCTCGTGATTGCTCAGTAAGGGATTCAATATCTTTCTCAATTTGATGGTAATCCTCAGCAATAGAGTAGTTTTGTAAATTTTTTTCAAGATTAGGTATTGTTTTTTCTAGAAATTCCTTTCTAGCTGTTGGATTTGCCCCGGTTTTTACAACTTCACTAAGATAAGAATCTTGTTTTAAGAGCTTTTGAGTAGCTGTATTTGCCTTAACCTTTTCTTTTAAATTAAATTTTTCATTAATTAAATTTAAATCTAAGCCTAACAAATAAGCATTGTTAATCAATGATGAGTAATCACTTTCTTTTTCTATAAACAAAGGATTCAAGCAGTCAGATTTTTCAGTTCGTGTAAATCTCTTAAAAAGAGACCTAAATGATAAATATTTATACTCATTCG